GTGCTGTTTCCCATTCTCCTGGTTGCACTGTTAGAATCTTAGACTTAATTTGCGTATTCAAATAGTGTTTTATGCAAGGTCTAAATTCTTTATATCTTTGTGTGGCAGCCAAAATTTCATACGTTATTTGTAATCGTTTTGGTTCATTGTCTGCATTCACTACAGCAAGTCCCATCAATTTATCGAGAAATAAGGCACGATATTTTGGTGGCAAATAATGCAGATTTAACCCAAGAAAGCCATCATCTTTCTTTTTGAGTGGAATCACCAAAGGAAAGATATCATAATAAGGTAATTCCCTTTTAGTGAGTGGATCATAGAAGAAGTGGTACATACCACCCATCTGAAACACACCACCTTGTCTAGATTTTTCTTTTGCAATCTCTTTAGCCAAAGACATCGGAGACTTCAAATTTTTAATTCTATCTTGTAACCATGTGACTGATTTTCTGGACAAGAAATCTTGTTCCAGAGCAGTCTTTTGTTGAGCAATTTGGGTTAGTGTTGAAGCCATCCTCTATTTAGTCTAACTTTGGATGTATTTTTGTGAGCCAATCTAACTCTGTGCGACTATCATTCTCTGTGTACCAACCAGTGCCTTTGGATACATTGATGATTGAATCAAAGTACTCTTTGTACATTTTACCAATTTTATTAAAATTGTAGTTTTGTTCTGCCCAATCTCTACATGCACGTGGTGAAATCGTATCAATATTTTTAGCCGCCCATACGAATTGTTCAAACGTGCGGCAACGGAAGCCAGTAACTCCGTGTTGTACTGTTTCAGTAAATGCACCCCAATCAACTGTGATGACTGGTGTACCAGATAACATAGCCTCGATTGCTACGTAACCGAAAGGTTCATTGTAGATTGTTGGACAGAACAAACCTTTAGCACCAGCCATAAGTCTCTTACGTTTCTCTACATCAGCATAACCGACATATTCAACGTGTGGAGGCCATTCGTCACCTAGATTACAATCGGCTGGTCCATAACTTGTGCCGGCAAGAACCAACTTAACACCAAGTTTCTGACAAACCTGTGATGCAATGTCGATACCTTTAGACCAAACCATACGACCACACATCATAAAGTAATCTTCTTTATCTTCTCTGAATTCAAATTCATTCAGGTCGAAACCAGAAGGAATAACAGCATCATAGAACTTATATTCAGCAGTCGATACTTTTTCTGGTCCCTGAAGACCATGCATTACGGCATACGATTCATATACTTTGTATGGTGCAAATGATGATGGGTAACCGATTGATGGTTCGACACAGAGTAGGTCCGAATGTGCGTCACAAACTGGTTTCTGAGCAAGACCAAAGAAGCAGAGAATGATATCATGTGGTTGCTTTCGACTTTCAATCTCTTTGATACAGTTTGCATTGAATGTTTGGAAGACCTCATCAGTCTGGTTGTATTTCAACCCTTGGTTCTTCCAATCGTATATTCCATATACACGTTCAAGTAAAGCACGATCTGTTACCGTAACATGTTCATCACAAATTACATCAGATTCTTCGTGACCATAGTGAATGACATGCATTCCCATTTCTTTATACATCTTACAAAAGTTAATCACTTTTTGAGTAAACGCACAAACCGTATACTCTTTGGTCGATGCCGTATGTGGCACCGCCAATACATGGAGTCTAATCATTTCAATCCTAAATCATGTTCAGTTAATATTTTAAAAGTCCAGCCACGGTCGAGACAGAACTCGGTTGCGGCTTTCCACTTTGCTTCATTGATACCCCAAGTAACAACCTCTTGTATGTATTGCTTGGTTACATTCTTCTTTTTCTCTGGTGGTCTTGTCTGCCGAGCAGGTTTTACCTCCAAGATCATCACCTTTATTGTATCATCTTTTTGCTTAACTTTCACGTAAAAATCTGGAAAATAACGGTGAACACGGTTGTCTACCGGAGAACGATATGGTATTACCAGTTCTTCAGAACCCCATTCGATAATGGCGTCATTATTGTCGAGCCAAGTCATAACTCTACATTCCCAAGTGGAACGGTACACAATATTTGTGAAATCTCCACGATACTTTTGTGGGTTTCTAGGTGAAAATCTGCCTGAATATGCCATATAAATAGTTATATTACCTTCTCTAATAACAAAAACACATGCCAATATCTATCCCGACCTCAGTTGCAGGTATTTCCATTCCAGGTGCTGTGAATGGTCCTTTGAACCTGCTGTATGGTAATAAATATGATAAGACGAATTTCAGATTCCCACGGGACGTTGGTTCAAACCCAACCCGTCAGCATGTGATTCTGTTTACAATTAAAGAGCCGGAGCCAATTCAAGTTGGTACCGTTTTGCAACAAACTGGTGGTGCGGCCATAGATGTTGGTAAAACTGTAGGTACCGGCGCTGGAGCGGCCGCCACACAGTTTGCCGCTGGTCAAAGTGAACAAGCCGTAAAAACGTTGAACACGGCGGTCAATCAAGCAAAACCAGCGGCCGCAAGGTTTGCAGACGGAGTAAATTCGTTAACCAATCCTAAATTAAATCGTAAAAATGGTGATTCTATTGCACTTTATATACCAGACACGGTTAATGTGAGTTATAGTGCAGATTATAATGACAAATTTAATTTAACTGATGCATTAGGTAAACCATATTTCTTGGCGCAAGGTGCGGTATCATTGTACAACACATTCAAACAAACTGGTTCAGAACCTTTAGTAAATACAATCAATAAAGCAGGTAATGATCCTTTCGTGGTAAAAAAAGTTGCCGAGTTGTTGAGTTCAACCAAACTTGGTACAAATTTAACAGATATTGCGCTTAATAAAAGTGGCTTTGCATTGAATCCACAAGTGCAGGTATTATTTGAAGGTATTGGCTTTAGAAATTTTCAATTTGATTTTCTTTTGACACCATATTCAGAAGAGGAAGCACAAACAATTAAAGAAATTATTAAAAGGTTTAAATATGCTTCAGCACCAAAAATAGATCCAAATGGTGTTTTCAGTCAAGGTTTGTTTATGCAAATACCGGACGTTTTTAATATAAAATTTTTATATAAAGGTGCTGAAAATCTAAACGTACATAGAATTGAAGAATGTGTATTGACAAATGTAAATGTTGATTATGCTGGTGCTGGATCATGGGCAACACATAATGATGGAAGTCCAGTTCAAATTAGATTGACATTACAGTTCACAGAAACCGTCATCATCGATAAAAACAAAATTACAGAAGGTTATTGATGCTTTATTTCAACACACTACCAAAAGTATTGACACCAGATCAAAATGGCAATTACATTTTGATGACAAACATTTTGTCACGTGCATCTCTTATAGAAGAATTACAAGACAATCCAATGTTGTTTTACAAATACAACATACAAGATGGTGATACACCCGAAATTATCGCAGAGAAATATTATAATGATGCATACAAATATTGGATTATATTGTACTCTAATCAAATTATGGATCCAATTTGGAATTGGCCATTGAACTATGAACAATTTTTAACTTATATTAATAACAAGTATGCAACTGAGGCTGAAGATGCAGGAAAAACACCATACGAGTACACAAATTCAACTGTCTATGCATATCAACAAGTGATTATCACAACTGATAGTTATTCAGAAGTGTCAACTGAAAAAATAATTCCGCTTGATGAAGATGCATACAACTCATTTGTTGAAACTAATAACACGTATACTTTACCGAGTGGTCTAACATGTTCTGTTAGAGCCACAAAAAGAAGTGTCACTCTGTATGACCATGAATACGATTTGAATGAAGCAAAACGTGAAATTAAAATCATGAATAATAATTATGTGAATCAGATGGAAGAACAACTTAAAACAGTAATGGAAACATAATGGCAGAAGCACTACCGGTCGTTGAAGTTGTGGGTAAAAAAATTCCAGTTGTGGCTGGACTATTGACGGCTAATGATTTTTATTTGGAAAGTATCAATATAATTACACCAAAAAATATTGTAAACATTAAGAGTGTTTTTGTTGAACTTTCTTACTATGAAGATATTTTTCGTGGAACAGTTTCTGGTCACGTATTAATAAGCGATTCTATCAGTATGATTGACAGGCTTGGATTAAGCGGTAATGATTACTTGGAATTAAAATTTAGAAAATCACAAACAGTTGATGCACCCGGAATAAGTAAGTATTTTAGAATTTATCGTGTTGGTGAAAGAATTTTAAATAATTCTGAAACTGAAAACTATTCTTTACATTTTTGTTCAGAAGAACTTTTTCTTTCTGAGCAAACAAAAGTTAGCAAAGCATATCAAGGAAAAACAATTGAAGAAATTGTTACGGATATTTTGAAAAATCATATGCAAATTAATGAAAAATATTTGATAACTGAGGAAACAGAAGGTCCTTATGATTTTGTGATACCATATAAAAAACCATTCGATGCTATTAATTGGTTATCTAGCTATGCAATACCAGCAAAGGCAAACTCTATTAAGGGTGCCGATTTTGTATTCTTTGAAAATTCAGAAGGTTTCAACTTCCGTTCACTTCAATCATTGTTTGCAAGTAGAATATATCAAAGTTATATCTACAGTCAATTCAACGCCGGTGATTTAGAAACAACTAAGGGTGGTGGTTCTCTTGGTAGAAATTTGAAAACAATTAAATCATATACTTTCCTTGATACATTCGATACACTGTATGGAACAGTCTCTGGTGCCTTTGCCAATAGATTGATAACAATTGATCCATTAAAAAGAACGTATGAGAACACAACATTTGATTATGTTAATGACTATCAGAGTAAATTAAATGATAATAAAAAAAATTCATTAATTAATAATGCACAAAACCGTCTCGGTAAAACTGCAAATCAAAATTATGATGCTGTACTCAAAGTTATGATATCAAACAAAGATCAAAAAAAAGCAAAAGGTATAGCCAATACACCATTTCATGTTGCGAATGATATTAGAGCGGAAAAATATGTTCCATACAGAACGGCACAACTTGCACTATCACATTATGTGAGACTCAAATTAACAATTTCTGGTGATCCAAATTTAACAGTAGGAACTACGATAAATGTTGAATTGCCGTCAAGTCTAAGCACTAAAGACGGTTCTGGTCTAAATGAAGGTAAAACTGATGCACAATATTCTGGTAAATATCTTATCACTTCTGTTCGTCATATTATTAGCATACAAATGAAATATGAAACTGTGCTTGAAGTAGTTAGAGATAGTTATGGTAGTGCATTAGCAGATTTTAAGGACACTAAAAAGTTAGCCGATACAGTCAAGGGGCAAAGATGAGTGATTTTCAAAATAGATTAGGCCACGACAATTTTATTTGGTGGATTGGTGTTGTTGAAGATCGTTTTGATCCACTTAACTTAGGTCGTTGCCGTGTTCGCATTTTCGGTTCACACACCTCCGAATTGCAATTAATTCCAACAAGTTCACTTCCTTGGGCTACACCACTATATCCGGTAAATGATTCAAGATCATTTTCCACACCAATGGAAGGTGATTATGTTTTTGGATTCTTCTTAGATGGAGATTCTTCACAAGCACCCGCAATGCTTGGTGTGTTTCCAGCTATTCCTCAATCTGTTGATGCACCAAAAGGTGTTGGTTTTTCTGCAAATGCAAAGTTAACGAATTCAACATTAACAGAAAACGATACAGCCAAACCGGTAGTATCACCCAAAACTCCTACTATGGCTACTATCAGGGAAGGTGAACCAACTACGCCAGCTTTGGCGAGAACAATCTCAGGCACAGGTATCGAGTTTTCAAACAATAATCGAGTACACGTTTGTGATATAGCCAACATTATAAGATATGAAATTGCTATACAAAAACTTGAAGCATATGGAATATTCACTGGTTTGCGTACAGCAATTGAAGCGTTAACTGCTGGTGTTGCAAGTTCACCGATTGTAGCACAAATCACATTAGCCATAAAAACACTCCGTGGTTATGTCAAAATGATACAAAAAGGTGTAGATTTTGTAAATGATGTCGTTTTACAAATTTCATCATACATTAAATACGTACAAGCAATGATTGCATACATAGTAAGTCTTCCCGCACAAGTAGCGGCAATGTTACAACAATGTTTACTTGAACTTCAAGCCGCTTTGACTGGTGCATTAAACCTATCGATTTCAGGTGGCTTACTTGGTGAAGTACAAGGACTAATCGGTGATGTAGCAAAACTATCAACATCTGCATCAACAACAGCCGCAAATGCAACAGCAACAGCGGCACTTTTGAATCCAAAATCATACGGTAAAGCATAATTATGGCAACTAAACCACAAGATTACTCATGGACAGAACCAGCATCGGACTGGAATGCCATACCACCACTTAATAATGTAACACAAACAGAATCTGGTCACTTTATGGAGATGGACGATACTCCAGGTGCTGAACGTATTCGCCTGCAACACAGAACCGGTACATTTACCGAAATACAAGCAAACGGGCAACAAATCGTCAAAGTTCTTGGTGACAAATATGAAATCATCGTAGCAAACAACAATGTGCTGATTTCTGGTGTTTGCAATATCACTGTTGAAGGTGATTCTGTTATGCATGTAAAAGGTGATGCATATGCACAAATCGATGGCAACTCTTATCAAAGAGTAAAGAAGAAAACTACGATTCAATCAAAAGATAACCTCGAAATCTCCACGGACGGAGATATCGACTTGTTTGCTGGTGGCTCAACAAGCACTATCAATTTAACAGCCACGGAGGCAGTCAACATACATAGTGATGTAAACGTAAGTGGTTCTCTGAATTCGAGACAATCAATCTCAGCAGTACAAAACGTATCTGCTGGTTTGAAACTTGGTTCACTTGCTGGTGTTGATACAACAGGACCAATCGTTTCATCAATTTCTGTATTTGCACCTATGGTATCTGATATTGGTAATTCAATGATGGGTATGCGTTTAGTATATGATTTCCACAAACATCCAACGACCAGAGGTCCAACTGGTACTCCTTTCACTTTAATGTAATATTATGAGCAGTGTATATTCAACCCTAAATTTCAGTTTTGATACTTCCAAGTTTGGAAGCGCACTTTATTTGAGTCCTCAGGCTGAGGCATATTTGAATGCCGCACCGCTGGTCATTCCAGATTGGCAGAAAAACGATATAGCCAATGGCAGCATCGTTATGTCAAATTATTATGTGAATCCGACAGCGGTGCCTTGTAATAATTTGAGTTCAAATGCAAACACAATGTTGGCATTTGCACCATTCACTGATACAGCAAATTTGTTTTCAACTGCATCGGCAGCCGCAAATAATTTAAAAGCAAATCTGAATAATTTGATTGTTGTAATTAACGAGTTCAAATTACACACAGACAACGTTTCTGGTGTATATACAATGACTTCAAATACGGACACGATTCCGTCACTTGAACATGCTACTTCCATTGGTAACCAATTGCTTAGGATTCTGAATACAACTGATGGTGTTGCAAACACCGTTCCGTTGCTAGGAAACATGACAGGACTCTTTATTGCGAACGATATCATAAGCTATGCAACGACAATGGCTTCCAATATGGTAACATTAAACAATTCTGTGTCGGGTGGAATCAGTAATATCTCTAATTCGGCAATGAATTTGATTATTTCCGATGTGCAAACTATGAATAATTACATTTACTCTACGAGAACATCTGATTGGGCATTTTACGTACAATCAATTCAAATTCTTGAAGATTACAACAAACTGAACAAATTCGATAACATGGGAAATACACAAACGTATCTGGTGAACAATTTGATAGGTACAGAACGTTTAAAAGACAATTTAGCAAATCAATGAGAAAATTCGAAATTTTCGTTCCGGCCCTAGAATTTTTTTCGACTGGTCCTCGATTTTGAAAAAGTCGTTTTACTCCTGCAATAAATACCAAAATGGCACAGACACTTAAAAAACTTTACTCTGATTTAGATTTCTCTTTTACTAGGACACCTGGTAGAAATGATATCGCCTTGAGTTATGATGAGATGGCAGTCATTCGTTCTGTTCGTTATCTATTATTGACAAAGAACTTTGAGAGACCATTTCAATCGAATATAGGTTCAAGAATTCAAAGTCTTTTATTTGAGCCAATTGATGCACTCACAGCACAGTCTCTTAAATCTGAGATTGAAAATGTATTAGATAAATTTGAACCAAGAGTTAGTCTGGTTCAAGTTACAATTTATGAGAAACCAGATGATAATGCTTATAGTGTGACGATACAATTTTACATTGGTAATAATGTGGAACCAACAGCAATCAATTTAATCCTTGAGAGAACACGATAATGGCAACAGCTAATTCCGGTTTACAAATCACAAATCTTGACTTTGGATCAATCAAGTCAAGTTTAAAAACATTCCTAGGTCAACAAGACACACTAAAAGACTACAACTTTGATGGTTCTGCACTCTCTGTTCTCGTTGATTTACTAGCATACAATACGCAATACAACGCATACTATCTCAACATGGTAGCAAATGAAATGTTTTTGGACTCTTCAGTTCAAAGAAACTCAGTTGTTTCACATGCAAAAATGTTGAATTATATTCCAAGATCAGCAGTATCTTCAAAAGCATCTATCAAATTACAAGTTAATCAAGTTGGAACTTCTACACTAACACTACCAAAATTCACGCCATTTTTATCTGAAGCAATTGATGGTGTAAACTTTACATTCCTAACTAAAGATTCCACGACAGTAAATGTATCAGCAAATACAGCGGTGTTTAATAACTTAGAGATTGCAGAGGGTACTGCCGCTTCAGCTACTTACACAGTTAATACTACATCAAATCCAAAGTTAATCTTTACAATTTCTGATGCAAACATTGACATTTCAACTCTCGTTGTTTCAGTACAAGATTCATCAGCAAGTTTGGTATTCAACACATACACACGTGCAACAGATTACATTGCATTAACACCAACTTCTAAGGTATATTTCTTACAAGAAGGTATGAATGGCTTCTATGAAATTTATTTCGGTGATGGCATTCTCGGCTCAACACTGATTGACGGCAACGTAGTAAATATCTCGTACATTTCAACTAGCGGAACATCAGCCTTTGGTGCGAATTCATTCTCGATTATGTCTTCTGTTGGTGGTTATTCGAACACAGTTATATCACCAATCACATCAGCATTTGCTGGCGCAGACAAAGAAACTATTTCTTCTATCAAATACACAGCACCAAAAGCATATGCGGCTCAAGGCCGTGCTGTAACTAAAGAAGATTACATCTATCTGATTCAAAACAATTCTACAAATTTACCTATTGATTCCGTTTCCGTATGGGGTGGAGAAGAAAATACACCACCAGTTTACGGACAGATTTTCTGTGCAGTTAAACCATCTGGTGGTTTGACACTCACACCATCACAAAAAGATAAATTGGTCACCGAAGTTATCAAACCAATCTCAGTACTTACAGTTATTCCAACAATCGTTGATCCAGATTATACATTCGTAAATATTACAACAAACGTTCTATACGATCCTAAGAAAACAACATACACTGGTGGCCAAATCAAGCAGTTAGTTATTAACTCAGTCAATACATTCTCAAATGAAAATCTGAACACATTCAATTCAACATTCAAAACGCCTGTATTGATTACACAAATACAAACAGCCGATCCATCAATCGTAACAAATGAATCGACAATACGTTTACAGAAAAAGTTTTATCCTAAACTGAATGCAAAGTCAACATACTTCTTGGATTTCGGTGTCAAATTAAAAAGAAACTATTTCAATGCAGGCTTAACAAGTTCACCAGACTTTAGTGTCACAGACGTTACATCACCAAACTTCATACGTTCTG